CCCTTAAATCTAGGATTTTCCTTCTCTTCCTCTGTTAATAATGTGCTTCTAATTGCAGACCACTGCCATTCATCTTTAGAAGGTCCATTAGGAAATACGGTACCCTTACCATCTAAGTTTATCACATTAGGATACCAAACTCTTTTTTCTTCATCCACATACTTAATGTCTTTAAATAACTCAGGCATTTCTTTCTCGTATTCTGCCACATCATATTCTCCTTCAACGAAGATGTCGTTAGCTGTGAAACCACAACTAAAGCAAGTGTACTGCTTAGCAAACTCGTTCAGAGACTGTATGTAACATGACTCAGGAGCTTTGCACTTTGGACAGGTTTGTAGGTTATCAGTCATTGAGTTGTTGTTTTGCGTCGGTAACTATCGTGTTATCTCCCATGTAACCTTGATATGGATATGTGTAAGTTTTCTGCTCGCACGTACATAACTTGTTTTCCTCTTTCACTGTATTAAGCGTTTCAAGGATTTTCTCCCACTGTGCTGGTGTGGCATTCAGGTGGTGACATGCTTCTGAAAAACCTTTGAACCATATTATGAATTCATTAGGTGTCATACTTTGTTAAGTTTAGGTAAATTGAGTTTAGGTAATTCAGCTTTTTTAAGCTGAGGTAATTCTACCTTTTTTAACTTTGGCAATTGTAATTGTACTTGTTTAGGAATCACTTCTACATACTTGCTTAGTTGCTCCTTCATTTTTTCCCAGTTAAAATTAGTTTTACACTGGTGTGATTGCTGTTTAGCGAGTTCTTTATATTTCTTATAGTTCTCGTGAACATCTTTCAAATAGTGTTTAGCTTGAACGATATTCGGACTAAACCATTGTGATTCTGGTAAGATCATATTTTGTACCGCAGCTGAAGGATGAACATTTTTTAATTCTCCTCCAAGTAAGCAAGTCAAATCTTGTTTCAAGAAATCCATATGACCAGACCAAGCAGACACAATGATTGGTTTTTTAGCCATAGCAAATTCTAATATTGGCCTACCAAATCCCTCTCCCTTTGTAAGATTATACATCGCTTTTACTTTACCATGATTATATAGCCTATTCATGTCTGCATCACTCAGCTCCCCGTGTAAAAGATAAACATTAGGTAAATCTTCTCCAACTTGATTACGAATAGCATCTATCTTTTTAAGCATCTCTTCTCTATCCATAATACTTGCTCCAGCACCAGAAGTTTTAAGTATCAAAGCAGGTTTATTTTTCTTGTTTTGAAAAGTCTCTAAAAAAGATCTCAATGCTAAACTCACATTTTTACGATCCTCTCCTATTTCTCCTTGTAACCAATGACCTACGAAAAGATAACAAAAGTCCTCTTCTATCTCATCAAGCTGTTTTACAAGTTCAGTCTCATCTAAGTCTTCATCTTCAATATGAAAGTACTTATTTAAGTCCACACCTTCGAACAAAACTTCAACAGGTTTTTCTAATTTTATTTGTGCAACTGTATTTCCTTGTTGATCTCTTCTTTCAAAAGAAGAATCCTGAAAAACTTTTTTAGCATGATTAGAAGATACAAGAGTCAGATTCATTCTATTAACTCCCTCTACCCAACTATGATCACAGATAGTGGTCTCTATACCAGCAGTAACTCCGATATTAAATTTACCTACTGGTTGAAATTCATTAGGAACTGTGACCTGAATCCAAACATCAGGTTGTTTGTGCAACTGCCCTGTTTTATTGAGTAGAGGTTTTATCCAGTGCCACTCTGATTCGGATTCTATGTATCCCCAAGGGGTTATGCCCCAACGCTGTGAGAGTATTTGAAACTCCCACTCATCTTTTTTTAATTCATATAGAGCTTTAACAAAATCTCTACTTCTAGCACCATAGCCTGAATGAGTGTCTATAGGACAAGATATTACGCACAACTGTTTCATATTAATATACTAATGGGTGTACAATCTTTTTTCTTGGTAATTTATTTATTTTTATTAATTCAAACTCTTTTTTTGGTTTGAATGTAGAGAATGTTTCTTCAAATGTAGCAATAACATTATCGCACATATGTTCAGCAGACATCATAGACTCATCAGAAGTAACCCACTCTCTGGCTTTAACTCCTCTGCGCTTTCTCTCTTCAACAGGTAATTCGTAGATCTTCTGTATAGCTTTAGCTACATCTCTGAAATCACAACGATCATCGAAGATGTACGGAGTAGGAATAGAACCCACAATACTCATATTATTTGGAAACACAGCCTCTGCCCACTCTCCGTGCTTTTTATAAGTGCCAAAGTGATTAGAACAAAACTTATCGTTGAAATCTATCCACTTGCCGTTTTCATCTTCGAATCTAAGTTGATCTTGCATACCTCCTGTCACATTGGCAATAATCATCTTACCTGCCATCATAGATTCAGTTAGAGACAATCCCCAACCTTCATTAGATGATATCAAAGCAGTAACATCAGCAATATTATAGAGCACATTAACTCCCTCTGGAGATACTTTTTGAGTGTGGAAGAAAACCTTCTGATATTCAGGATCGCAAAGTAGATCTCTAACCACACCTAAATCAGTGCCGTTTTCATCAGCAATTTCAGTATGTAATAAAAGCGCACACTTACTAGCCTTCTCTTTTCCAATAGTATCACAAAAAACAGAATAAGCTGCTATCAGATCAGATGTAGATTTGCGACGGATGTTTCTTGCATTGTAAAATACAATAAATTCTGGTTCAAATTTTCCAAATATCTCACGTTTCTTCTTTTCTAGACTTTCACTTTCACCTTTCATAAACTCAGTAATAGGAAAGAAAGTCTTCTCATTAATACCATGAGGCACATATTTCAACACCTTTTCTTTTGTCTTATCACCAAGTACCATTCTATTGATATTCAGCGTCTGTTTTGATATTGCCATTATAGCATCACAGGATTCATAATATGGCCTATTATAAAGAGGCGCTGGAAGATCATCCCAAATGTTTAAGTACACGATAGGTATTTTTCTCCTGATCTCGTTTTCTATCTGAAACAACCAAATCCAATAGCGAGGATCTGTAAACATCATCAATGCATCTGGCTTTTCGATGTCTATCATTTGTCTTACAGACTCTTGAGTGCCATATCCGTTTGTTGGATAAATGAACACTGAAGCATCTGTGAGACCTGCCACTCTATTAGTGTCATGAGAAATGTCAAGGTGTTTGCCCTGTTCTGGATGGTTTATAGCGGCACCCATGTTTACCCAATTGAATCTGTGAGCAGTGCCCAATACGATCTCTCTGGCCATTGTTGAAATTCCAGAGGTCATTCTAATATCATCGCAAAGGAGGAGAATCTTCTTCCTATCTGCTTTTGGAATGTAACCTTCTTTCATGTAACTTTATTTTATTGCTTCTATGATAGTTGATCCTGTATAGTAAGTATTGTACTGTTCGTGAATAGATTGTCTGAATGTAGAATCTGTTAAGTACATGTAAATGGCCCTCTCGACGATATCTTGAAGTCCTATTTTTGTTTTTACACTTGTTACTTTAAAATCTTCGTAGAGAACCTGAGGTATCTTAACTGAGGTTATAACTCGCTTTGTTTTGCCAACCATATTTGTTTTATTATAAATATAGCTAGTTCAATAAAATATATCTATAAATAAGAAAATATTTTATTTTCTATCACAAAGATCTGGCTTGTCATTAAATGGACACCATCTGCATCCATCTAAGTTTTTAGTGTATTGACGCTCGGTGTTGTATTTAGCGTCTGGTGTGAAGCACTCCCTGATAAATCCTACAAGGCTGTCGTATGCATCTTGCACTTTACGCTTGCCGTTGGCTGGCACAAACTCTTGTACTCTATGAATAGGAAAGTCTGGATTAGTGAACACCTTACGCTTTACGATAAAGAACTTGACATCGATCTTATCCTCAGGTACATTCATGCCTTTTGAATAGAACTTCTTGTAGAGCAGGATCTGATTCAGTTTAGTCTGATCCTTCTTCTCTCTATCAGACCAACCTTTAGTTGAGGTCTTGATATCGTAGATTGTGTATTTGTCAAGATCCTTATCGTATAGGATAAAGTCTACATAGCCTTGCAAGATCACATTAGGTATCTCATCAGTCACAGGCAGAAGAATCGGCACCTCAATGCCTACGAGATGTGTGCCCTTCTTAGAGAAATAACGAGCTCTATTCTTCTTGAACCACTCCAACGTAGCCTGCCCGTCAGCTAGAAACTCTTTCATCTCCTCTGCCTTACTAAAGTGTACTCCTCCGTTTTCTTGCAAGGCCTCTTTGTAGTTGTGTACTAATCTGTCATGAAGGTATTGCGATAGATCCAGCTCATCAGCGGCTTTGATAGAATCCTCATACATTAGCCTGAGATACTCTTGCAGTGTTTCGTGTACGCTAGTACCGTATATCGTGTATATACTATGAGTGTATACTTGATGTTTCTTTATGTACATCAGATACCACTGATACTGGCAATTAGTATAAGTAGAATACTGTGAGTAGCTTACTGCCTTCTGATAAGCGTAATTGATATTTACAACCTTTCTAGCCAAGGCTTATTCGTTTTCCTCTTCCTTCTCCTCTTCTTCTTTCTTCTTTTTCAGATCAGCAAGTTCTTTAGGATAGAAGTCTGCGTTGATGTGTCCGCACTTAGAGCAAACAAAAGTGGGAATCGGGATGATACCATCTTGAGCATCTCCAGTTAAAAATTTGCTCACCTTACGAAGCATAAGTGCTTCTTGAAAAGCAAGACTTCCGCACTCTTCACAAACTACAGCAGTAGTTCGATCAAGAGAGACTTTTAGTTGCATTTGTTTTTGTTGATTCATAATCTATTTTTCAGTTGATAGTTTTTCTTTATTTTCCCACTCATCTAGGATCCACTGTTTCCAGATAGTCTCCACTGAGATAGGTCCATTCTTGTGCTTATCTAAATCCCACTTGAAGATCTGGGTGCAATCATTATCTTCTCTTCTCAGTTCAAATTTTGTTGGTCTAGTATTGATCTCTTTTGCCATAAAACTAAATTAAACAAAACAGGTCAAAATAAAAATTCTATCTTAAGAGTATTACTTTGGCATATAACTATTTAAAGCTGCAGTGTACTCTTCCACTGGAGCTTCATAATAACCTTTGCTTTTTAATTCTACTGCATACTGGTGGGGGGATTTCCACTTGAACGAATACTTCTTTCTTTTTAGATAACTGAGTTGAGAAAGCGTAGCGTATTTCACTGTGGGATAGATAGCGAAGTTGCTGTGTCCTTCGGCTCGTGCTCCTGCTGAAACTGCGAACGAATCTGTTTTGTGATAGTGACGTGCAAAAACATTATGGTATTTAGTTAGATTGTTCTTGTAGTTACCGCTTTCGTGCTTAGACTGAGCGATTAATAATTCCGCTGTGTAGGGATCAACTCCTTGAGAGTCTAGTACGCTTCTAATCTCTCTTTCGTAATCCACTGACATAGGAACGACTGATTCTTCCATTCCTGTCTTGCTCCCTAATTTAGTATAGGTGAAAGAGAGCAAAAGCGAAATGAAAGCAATAATAGCCATTTTCATCTTTTTGGTTTTAGGTTAAACATCCCTCTAGTTTCCCAGAGGACCGTGGGTATAACTTTTCTAGAACTTCTATTTTGACTTCGATAAGAATAAATATATAGTAATACTTGAATATACTAAAAATGGTATTTACGTATTTAATATTTCTTATTAGTGGACCCTGTAGGAATCGAACCTACGACCTAGACATTATGAGTGTCGCGCTCTAACCAACTGAGCTAAGGGTCCAAAAAGGAAAGCTGGAGATGGTTGAGTGGACACCAGCTTTTACGATCGGCTTTACTCGATGATTTCAACTCCTTGGTGGGCCTACCTACATCATCAGGCTATCACCCACGATTTCCCCGATCAACCTATTTTTCAATATTATATTCGTAGCTTATCACCATCCTGAGATCACTGTAATACAGTTTATACTGTTTTCCAGTTTCATCTATCTTGTTTACAGACTCACCATTGATCAGATCATCTAACTCTGATTCTGTGATGAGTATAGGAGAAGACACTTTAACCTTGTCGTGCACTTCTTTTCTCAAGAAAGCTTTATACGGTTTCATCTCTGTTTTAAAGCGGACATTATCTTTCTCTCTAATAGTACTTCGTGCTCAAAAGCATCAGCCTCCCAAGGCCGCATGCCGTATTCGATCTCTTTCACATCATACTTAGCTCTGTTCCAATACACATAGAAACCATCATAGATCAACTGCTTTGAGTAGTACTGTCTGAGGTGTATCAGCTCGTGTGCGATTATAGTTATGTGCTCTTGTCTATTTGCATCAGCAACCCAAATTGTGTATTCTGTTCCACTACCATAGATTAATCCTCGTAGATCGTAACCCTGCACCACATTGTTCTTGGCTTCTTCAGAAAGCCGTTTAATATCGACAGTCATATCACACATGCCTAAACTATCAAGACCTACATAAGCGATAGTGTCCAAGTAGGGATATCTTGTGTAGTTGGTAACTAGATTGTTTTCGCTGAGTGTGACCTTTTTGAAAGGCCTGTCTTGCATACTCTGTAAAATAGCTAACACTACTAATACAAGTAGTACTAGCATCCAAATCCAAAAACTCTTATTACGTATCATAATGTGGGTTATTTAGTTAAGTACTTGAACAATTCACTCAGCAATATAGTACCAATAATTGACACCAGAGCTATTAAAGTTCTAAGTCGGCCAGAGATCTCTTGATTAGGTTCGTTCATAGTCTGTCTCTTTGCCGTATTCAAACTCTATTAGAAGATCGATGTAGTGCTTGGCCTTTTGCAGGTCTTGCAATCCGTTCTTCTCCCTGTAACGCATTAAGTATTTAATCACATTACCCTGAATGAAGTTAAGGCCATTACGATGTATAAACTCAGTCGGCTGTATAGCATAACGCTTGTAGTGGTTACCGCCTTCTTGCTTTTCTGTGGCTTTCATTCCTTATCTAAATAGTCAGTTGATTTGTGTGTGAACACCACTATTACCACAATAAGTGTGGCCCAAGTGAGTCCAATCCAAATGGTTTCTTCTATGCCTGTCATGATTGTTTCTTTTCAGGAAATATAAACAATGCCCATATAATAGTGAAAATAAGTAAAAGAAGTGTGCATGTTTTTATCAGCTCACTATCAGACTCTAAACCAGGTAAAAAAATAAACTGACATAAAACTAAAGTGATTGCTAAAGATAAAAAATATCTGATTATTTTTTTCATAATATAAAACTAAAAAACGCTACCGATCAGTCGACTGTTTTACTTTTTAGTTGTGAATTTATTTTCTAACTTGTCAAGCCTTGAGTCAAGGGCGGCTTGAAATTCCCTTTCGACACGTCCTATATAGTCATTGATTTCTCTATGACAATCAGAATTCCACCTGTCTAACTCATAGAATTGCTTTTCTACTTGCTTTACCCTAAAAAATGCCGCGATGCTAACCACTCCAAGTAGAATGACCACCACCGTGACAACTCCTAAAATATATGCTGTCATCATAATTTGTTTTCTCCTATATGTCAATGAACGGTAGCGTTGAGCCCCGTGACGGATTCAAACCGCCGACCTACGCATTACAAGTGCGC